CAGTTATCAGATCAACAAGTGTTGATGTAAACAATTCAGGATTGGAGAAAGAACTGAAATCCATAAATGATAACATCATTCTAATGATCTTCTTAAAGACAATTCCAGGGGCTGTAGTATCCCACTTCCCAAAATCCAAGTCAATAGCCCTTGCCTCCTCCGGTTTAATGCTAAGCATTCCCAAAGCGTTGGTAAGAAAGCTGTCAGTTCCAGAATAAGCGTCCATTTTAGTGAAGCCAATCCCTAAGCGACTGATAGTATCTGCTATTGGACCAACAAATACACGTATAAGCATCTGCATAGGTGGAGTAGCAACCATTATTAATCTAGCTTGCTTGACAACACCTGCTTCTTTAACTTCTGCTGCTTCAGTTTTACCGAAAGTAGTGTAGTAAACGTCAGGATTATTTAAATCAATAATGCCAGACGAAAGCTGATTAAGAAGCATGTCATACCTTTGTTTGAAGTAACTCCAACCAGGGGCGTCATGAGGGTCTTGACCTCCACGTCCCACGTATGACCCTACAGACTGAAGCTTGCAATGATTATCAGTATACAACTTACCACCTCCGACACTAAAAGCTCCGACAGAAGCGGAGCGATTAATAGGAGACGAATCAGTGTAACAACCAGTGAGCATTCTCACAAGGTCATAAGGTTCCAAAGGTCTAATGTAACCCTGCTCCTTCCAAATCTCGTGGCTTATTTGAGATCGTATATGACTAACGGCGTAATCAAGTCTAATCATATTCATATGTGGATGATTGACGCTCTTCTTAGAAATCTCTTTATAACAAGTGTCAATACCACATTCTCTTACGACAAACCTGGGTCTGTAGCCATAAGTCTCAAAAGCCATATCAGAAGCCAAACTACACAAAGGTGATGAAAACATCAAAGCTGTCTGAGGCGCACTAACAAGTCCCTCTATGACACCAATAGCATTGGGGTTGTCGGAAACTGTCAAGTTGGAAATGGAAACTCCATTGACAAGCCTATCAACAAGAGGTAAAAGTGTTACTGTACCACACTCAGTGACTAAACTAGCAGCATCTAACTTTTTCGCCAAGGCTTCAACATCTTCAAGGGTGACTATAGTGCAAACACCAGAAGTGTCATTACCTCCTGTATGGATTCCAACAACGTGGACTGTTTGCCCATTAATACCGGAATTGAAAGCGGCTGTGTAAGCAGAGCCGCAAGCCCCCTTCCCAAGTGGTGTCCTGGTTAAAAGGGAATGGTTACAAGAATAAATGTGGTCGAGACTAGAATCCAAAGCGTACTCAACAGGAGTAGTGATATAATCACCTCTGGCGGCAGTAATATACAATTCCTTCTGAAGTCCAACGACTGAGGTATCTAATGTCCTAACAGGGCATAAGAATCGTTTTGGAACAAACTTACTCGCCTTAGACACAAACATTTTGGAACTCTCAATGGTGAATGCTGCTATATCAGCGTTGACATCATCCAAAGTTCCAGATAACCACTTAGGCTCATCTCCAATGTACAAATCTGTCATTGATATTGGAAAAGTTGAATTGCGCCCATCTGTGCTAGCGGCGCATTGCAGAAATGCTGTTCCTCCACGCTCAAGGCAAGCAATCACTGCTCGCAATATATGATTTGCAGTTAAAAACTTCCTAGAGCCTATAGCCAAAACATTTCCAAGTCTCAAATTGCAGCCATCGCTGCAGACAAAAACTTCAGCCATAGAACCTCCAATACTCCTTACATAATCAGTGGAAACCGCTGATTCAATGACAATATCAGAAGGAACAGGTTCTGGTGGGGGGACAACAGGTTTTAAAGGAACCCCAGCTTTAGCTTTCATCTTCATTTTACCTAAAGTTGGTTTAGATTGAGGAACCAAATATTCCTGATAAAATTGCTTGTAGATTAAATAAAACCCGCCTGCAGCAGCTACAACACCAATAATTTCTTTAGCGTGTCCATACATAAAGCCGGAAAACTGTGTTGCTAAATCCTTAACGATATAATGTAACCTATCAAGCGAATCCTTAGCTGCACTTTTCAACTCATTGAGTCGTCTATTGAAATCATCATGAAAGAAGGTATTAGGATCTCCAATATCGGCAATGTCCTTGGCGTTTTTAACTTGCTCAGAGTTATCCAAAGCCTCAACAATATTAGGGGGCAGTAAATCAAACTCATGGAAGAAATCAGTGACTGTCAAATCATCGGCTTCCTTCCTAGCCATTGCTCGAGCTCGCCTAGCT